CCAGAGACAACAAAACCAGTTCATGTTCGTGAAACATCTCTGTCCCACGGAGTTTGAGATCCTGCGCTCTTATTTTTTTCATGGAAAGATATGGGACTCATGATTGCCAAGTTGTCTCAACATTGTGCACATCTTCCAGCAGGTTTTCGGGGAGTGAGGAAATATCTCGTGCTGAGCAAGCCCAGACATCAAAAATAGGGGTTCTTTTCTGCACCACTTTGTAACTCAGCTTCCGGTTGAATTCAGCACACAGCCTGCCTGCATAGTAATCTTTTATTGGGGGCAGTTGGTCAGTAGCGAGAACACGAATCCATGCGGCAATACCTGCTAGACTGGAACTCAAAGGTAGGCGTTTCTGCACATGACTGGGTCCGATAAGTTTCCAAGTGACCATCTTCCTTTGGGTCTTTTCATGCTCCCATTTCCTCAGATGGACAGTCGGAGGCTTGGAATAAAATGAATCCAAATGAGCATACAACCTACAGTCACCATTATTCCAGGCTATCCAATAGCCAGCTCCCAACACTATCACCAGAGCGTTACACAACGCCCCATCACTGGGTATTGGCCAGTTATCTAGATGCTCTGATGTGATGTTGATTATGCTGTTGATTGCCAAGATCAAACAAGAGAGCACTTCAGCTGAATTCCCGATGGTCAAAGCTTGATCTGTCCGTTGGCTCAAAGAATAACACAATCCGCTCTCTACTCCCATCGAGGCAAACATTGCCTCTAGTTGAACATATCGAGTCTGCACCAACTCTGGCGGGATCCCCATCATCAGTTTGCTTGGGACTAAGGAACGAGCCCGCTGGAGTTCCTGCTTGTGCGAGCCTAGTGCCCAACATATTTTGATCGCATCAATCAGAGATGCCCTACTGGGGTATTTATTTTTGTCTGACTTAATCCTCTTCTTGAGGAACACTGCATACAACTCGGAAGTGAAAGAAGCACTCAAGTCCGTATTTACTAGCAACACTCGATTGAAGTACCTGCCTAGTCGAGACAAAATGTTGTTTTTAAGATCCAGAGCTAGATCAGACCCATAACACTTGTATATTATTGACCCTCTGTGTTTTAGTATATCCAAACCATGAGTCTCTATCAGTTCTTCTATTCTTTCCTGTGTTTTCTTGGATCGGATTTCCATGTCGAACACCATTAAATCAATATCCAACTGATGGTGGTCTGCTAGCCTAGAGAAATTTGCCCATGTCTCTACCTGAGATAGGTCCGATGGTTCCATCCATGCTGATTCTCCGTTCACACATCTACCAGGTTCTTTCGTGCAGTCTCTAATGGCAGGCGGAATCCCAGGTGATGACCCTCGGAGACTTGTTCCTGTGTATTCAACCAGGGAGTTGTAAATGTATCTGGATCTACTGTTCAACCTAGATAGGCATGCACTCATTCCTCCTGATCCGTCCCCTCCACATAAAAAGTCAGAGTAGGTTATGCCCAGTCGAGCAATAATTGTTCTCAATTTGTAATGGGCTCCCGTGGCTAATTGGGCCACTCGTAATCCGGAGATTAGGGGAGACTGCAACTTGGGTATCTCTGGTAAACTAGTAGGATCTGATTGAACATCACTCTCATCTCTGAAAACTATCTCTCTATATTCTAAAATCCCCACATACTCAGGACCCCAGTCTCTAATGGCAGGGTTTGATGGCGTTGTACTGGCTCTCATGTTTTTGCATGCGTGACGGACTTCCTCGCAACATACCACTCCACCTCCCAACAAGGTGTTCGGAATGTCCTTAAGATCCGCATTAAGTCTTAATGAGGTGGACAACTCCCGATACACCTTGATTAATCTCTCTAGATGTTTCCCTTTCCTGTCTGTCAAAAATAGAGCTTTCAAGACCAGACTACTCAACAGATATGGTCCTATTACCTCGCCACCGACCATGTCAGAGAACACCACCACTCTTTTATACTTTTCAGTAAGATGATCAAATCGGTCTAGCATAAACGCGTGTTTTTTGAGCCATGACCGTACCATAAGTCCCATGTCTCGATCCGTTATAGGGAACGTGGGAGGTACCTTGTGTGGTGAGTTGATCAACTCCAACATGATAGGTCCTTTCCGAATCAATGCAAGAAAGCCTTTGTTTTCAGAGAGCCCGTTGATACAATGCAACACTGATCCCATCAAGGTTGACTTCAATTGTTTGATGTGGACCAGATTCCTGCGGTGGATCGTGTTAATACTCGCTGCACGTAATAAGCCATTCAAGACTCCATCCAAGTAAGCTTGCCCAACCACCTTGTGTTGTATTGAGAGAGGGAACAGAGCCGTCTCCTCCAAGTACAGCTGATCTCCCAAAATCATGTTCCCTATCAGAAAACCTCCCACTCGACCGGCTTGATAGGACACCTCATGAGGGGACATCTCTGCGACGGAAACAGTCCTCAAATCAAATTTTGGTTTTATTTTGAACCACAACGTGTGTGCTGGTTTCCACCTGTCTAGAATACGACTGACATCTGGATGTTTGTAAGGCATCATGCTCTCTAGAGTAGGTTCTTGGATTTTACGCAAGCAAAGTCTACATGTGAGATGAAGATGACCTACTGCTGAATCCATCTGATTGTTCCAGCAATTTATCATACTCATCTGCCCATATAGTATGCTCGGTTGGAACATAAAGTCATAATTTTCTCCACCAATGACCTCAAAAGTATCTGTCGAGATAATTATCCAACTGAGCTTGCTCGGGTTGCATGCAGCATATCCCCCCGAGCTCATGCGCGAGCAAGAGAATCTATGCAATGCAGAGCCAGTGCGCTTGAAACCAGAACACTCCTGATCCCATCTCAGGCCAGTCAGTCCTTCCAGCACTGATAAGATAGATCTACCCAAATTGCTGTCAAGATCCACAAACCAGTGGATGGCATTCCTGAGCTTGACTGCCCGCTTGATGAGGCTAACATTATGCTCACGCTCCCAGGGTTGCAAAATGCTGGTGCTTTCTGCAGTGCGAGATCCCAAGTAAGCTGTATATGGACCCTTCCTTAATTTCCAATTATTCAGCCCTTGGGGAGCAAGGCAGGTTAGATAGTCGGGGGTACTGCCATCACAGAGATAGCAATGTCCGTGGAAGATATTCAACTTCCCAAACATCTCCAAAGGATGCGGGACTGTTGTCCCAACTACTTTCCGCCCCCAAGATGATTGGCGCAGTCTATCCGCATGATGAGAAGAACAGCTCCAGATGGCTACATGCAATTTGATCCCTCTGCTCAGATACCTGTATGTGCCCAACTCACATTCCCAAGTCAGTTGGTTAATATCTCGTGTGAGCTTTTTTGAGAAAGTTGTTCTAATAGTCCTTGCATTCTGGAATAACCCCACCAAGCTATCAGTCACTCCGATAAAGGTCGACGATCGAAATTCACTCAAAAATTTTGGAAACAACGGATCGACGGACCATAAGAAGTCCATGAGCAGTTTTTCATGTGCACTAAGATATATAACTGCATCTCTTATGGTCTCATTTAGGATATCACTCACACCATTAACTAAAGATTTTTTAATCTCTGTTTTGAGAAGATTGGTCAAGCTCATATTCTTGGGAATGTTTAAAGAATTGGGTTTTTCAAGAAGTTTGGCAAAGTCAAGAGAGTGGTTGGCTTCCTTGATCTTTGGGTATCCACAGTCCACAGCCACTTTCCGCACAGTAGAAGAATAAGTATTTAGGTGTACGACTTTCCAAAAGCTTAAACCCTCAGTAACTGGGTCAGGGAATGCTCTGCAAAGAAACCTCGCCAATGAGGTGCCACAAGCGCCACCTAAGGAGGGATCCAAGAACAATGATTTGATCTTGTATGCTGTACAGGAGTTGAGATCCTTCAGGTATTTTCCCACTGATGAACCTAGTACAGGATTGTGACGCTCAATCATCAAACGAGTCATTGTACCGAAGAAATTGTAGTAAAAGATTCCATCATCTGGACAGGAATCGAAATGAGCGATGGTGAGGCAATTGGTGCTGACAGTGCTCATGATGTTCCCATATGATAGTATCTGGTCATTTGTCACGCACATGATCCTAGAAAGTCTTTTAGTGAATAAATTGAGAATTCTTCCCCTGAACACAGGAATTTTCCCGTAGTTTAGATAGTCAGCTGATTGCATAGTCTCATCCTCATTAATGATTAACCCAAGCTTGTTAGTACCCTTGACAATAGCCGCCATGATGGAATTGTTGTTCTCCCATATAGCTCTTAGATTAGTTCTCAGATCAAGTTCATTCACATAAGGTTTGAGCTTATATTGAGAACAAATCACCTGATTATCTCCCTGAGCCAGTATCTTGACAGCGGTGTTTCTAACCCTAGCTTCTCTCCGTATCATGAGTAACCCGACCACTGTCCATCCTTTCTGTCGTAGCCCTTCTAACCCCCCATCTTGTCCATTCCAACAAACTATTTCAGGACCTAGATTTTCTAATCTCCCATCTCGGATGACCATTAAATCAGGTCTAGCATTGTAATACACCCAGCTAGATTCAAAGAACTCATGTGTTCTATAGATCAGTTTAGGAAATCCAAGGAATTGTCCCATGACTATGAACACAGGTCCGGTTGCACGCTTTCTCTGATGATTGTTCCACTTTTCATAATCGATATGATTAGCAATGCAAACTTGGGTGTAGTCCTCTCCTCCTTGGCCCTGAGTGCGATCCATTAGTTTTGATATTACGGTGGTCATGTCATCCGCCATAGTCAATCCATTGAAGAGAGGGACGAAATGTTCTTTGATTAGGTATTCTGTGACAACAAAATATTCTCTTAGTTTCCACGACATGAGTGAAAAGAACCGTCCTTTTACTTTCACTTCTCTCTCTTTCCCTTTCAATCCGATGATCAATGAGTCCTCAGGTAAGCCTGTCTCATTCACCTGGTGGAGGAATTCAGGCCAATTGGTTCCTTTTGTTTTCAACAAGGTATTCAGGACTTTCTCAGTGGGGATAACCTCACCTGGGTGAGATTGCAAGAAACTGATTACTTCACTTCTATCCCGAGAATGACTCTTATCAGAGTACAGAAGACTAGGATCTATCACGTCCGGGATATCAAAGCATTGAAGTAACGGAAGAGTGTGCCATCGATCACCAAAGTCTTCTATCACCTTAGGAGTTGGCCAGACATTGTCCTTTATGAATTGTCTAAGGGGATGATGAGGATCCATCTTTTGATAATCGACATACCATTTCTTATCTTCCACAAACTTCTTTCTCAACACAATGTAGGCTAGGTCACTCCCCAACTTCCCTGCGTACTCTTCGTCTATCTCTTTCTTCACAGTAACTTGTTCATGCAGAGCCTTCAATCCTACAAGGTAATCTAAAAATGGATGCCCCCAATGACGGAAAGAACCATACACTACAGTTAGTAGATCTAAATGTGGGATTTCCAGAATTCTCTGACAGAATAACCTTGATTCCCATGACCTCGTACTAACATCCTCAATACTCTCCATGACATGTCGCTCAAAATTGGGGAAAGCAGGCATCAAAGGGCGGTATATGTGGGCAAACTCGCAGAAGAGATGATTGCAAATGGGTTCCAGCAGTTTGATGGTGTTGTAAGCTTCATTCCCACACCGAAGCAAGACGTTGTCACCAAGCCTGTATAGATCTGAGAGGTACTCGATGTCCACATCTCGGTACGAACACTCTGTCCGGTACAGCATACCCAATAGTGTGTTGAATCGCCCAATCCAAGTATCCTTCATCATGAGTAGGAATAAACGGTCTATGAGAACCTTGTGGTCCATGAAGTAGCAGACTTTCCCTACAATGTAGCAGGGTCCCAAGTGAGTGGACATCTTGAATCCCAGTATATTGTCTCCATCTTTAATGTTTCTGTAAGTTATTGTCTTTTTTAACTCTCTACGCTCTTGAACGGAGTTGGCATTCATCAGGAGTATTATATCATGAGCCATTAGGAATAGTTCTCCCCACTTATAACATGAATAAGGTATCTTTCTTCCCTCAGTCATGGGGTTCTTGACAACTCTGTTCACCCAGCCTTTGTAGAATGCTTCAACCACCGGGAAAGTGACGTCTGATTCAGATTTGACTGTATCCAAAAACATTTTGATCCGGTCGGTGGGGTAAGTGTTGCTCAAAGAGACGGAGGCCCACCAGCTATGTAGTTGAGAAGGATGTTTGACATAATCGAAGTTGACTTTCAGAAATGTGAAGAATAAATCTCTTCTTTTCCAGTCGCTCTGCTCAAATGGCTTCGGATATGACTTATTTTGTCTCTTTTGAATGTAGCCAATTAAATCATCTTGAACCAGAGGGGAGTTCAGACTATAATCATTCTGATTCAAATGCTGGAAATGGTACCTCAACTCCTTAAAATCAATCTCCTCCTCATGGTCTAAGTCAGAGAGGAAGTCTAGATCATCTGTTAAATCGTCAAATGAATCTTCATGGTCTTCCATGATGACTCGTTAGTTTTTTTCATGGCAGGGAAGATGTGTTAACCAAATCCTTCTCCCTCCGATGTCTCCATCTCAATCTCTTGGGGCTTTACCATCACTGGTCGTTTAGCTTTCTTCACTCTTCTGGCTATCTTGAAAATTCCATATGAAATCATCAGGATGGCCAGGATTCCAACAATTCCTGAAAGCTGACTTGTGAATTTCTGGAAGAAAGTTGTAAGCCGATTAGATAAGCTTTCTGCGGTTTCGGCAACAGCATCTCCGATGTTTTTGCTCCCATCTTTGACCACTTCATTTCTACCTTCATCAATGACCTGTCTTGCATATTCATGCAACAAAGGATGAGGAGAGTATGTGACATAGCGGAGGACATGCATCTCTGGGTTCCAATCAGCATCCAGCAGGTATCGAATAGGATACAAGATCTTGCCTTTGTCTAACATCAAGCCGTTGAACCCCTGATACAATCCGTTCCCTTCATCTAGCCATTCATTCCAAGCCAGACATCGAGGTCTTCGGTTCTCAGTGATGACCCCAATACAACTGCTATTGGGTTCGGTGTCTGGGATGAAGGCCAGCACATATTTGGCAGTGTTGGTCTCCACTGTGCTGTTGCGAATTCTGTACACCGGATGAACACCAACACTTCGAGGTTGAAAATATTGCAGTCCTCTATATGTGATGGTGCCTGTCGCTTGGATGGACTCCAGTGTGTTGAGACATTCGACATCTTGTCTGATCTCCTCCATGTCGTATATGATCTCATCCTCTTTGTAATCCTGACTGATCATTCCTGCCTTCGTGTTGCTGGGACATTCACTTAAGTAATCAACACCTAAACCTGCTAAATTGGGAGTCTGAAACCAGATACCATTTGCTAGTTGAATGCCTTCTTCTCCACAGAAAGTTAGCTCACAGGAATCTGCCAGACTGGAGAGCGGAATGTGGTGGCTGATGACTGCTAGGTCGCTCAATTTAGAGGGACTAGACGTGCCATCAATTAGTGATAATTCGGCGTGTTCCACCACTTTGTCACCACACCGCACGTGATTGGTCTTTTCAGCATCCCGTATCCATGTAACTGTGGAATGATCCGTCTCACAATAGTCGTGAGAGCATCGGCCTTTGAGGAAGATTTCATCTACCCATTCCATAGTATATGGATCGAGTCCTGTTGGGTGAACGGTCAGATGAACCTCCGTATTAACTTCCTCGTTCACGGCATTCCAATAGCATTCTTCCGGAGGGTATGATCCTGACTCAGACAGTCCAGACTGTTCAGCTTTCATAGCCATTTTGCATTCATCTTCAGTTGGTAACACTGGTTCCACATGACGCGAGACCTCCTTGGCAAAATACCAGGTTTCTGAGCATTTGGTAACCCATTTGATCTTATGACATAGGTAACCTGAAACTGATCCGGGCTTGAAGCTCTCATACCTAGTCAAATTGAAGACCTTATATGTTTTGCCAAACTGACTCCCTCTCTTCGCCCTCTTAGGACATCTAAGAGTTGAGAGAGGCACAGGTTTCCACACCTCACCTACTGTGACGGGAAATAGAATTTCACCATCCATTCGAAGCTCTTTCTCGGAATCTGAAGGTTCATAGAACGGAGCAGGAGTATGATTCCTGTCTTCCAAATGGCCAAGGGCCACAGAGAGACAGAGAACAATGAGAAATCCCATCTTGGCGATTTCTCGTTGATTTTTTTCATGTTTCCATCACCTCACCCAGACTTAGGACTCAGATAGGTCAGCCCTTGTTCTGTCTCTTTCAACTCGAATGGAAGGTTGATTCGCCATTCGGACATAGGTTTTGGAGGGTTTCCATCCTTGAGCGGGGCATAGTAAAGAACATTGAATGGTGCACCAGATCTTTTTGACTTGGTCATGTTGTTGTAAAATGACACCTCACACAGCTGTCCTTTATATGCTGTCTCGTAAGAGACACGGACTGCTTTGACAGTTAACGGATCAAATTCTTTTACAGAGTGAGAGAATGTCAACACCTGGTCAATCTGGGCCCTGTAGAAGAAGGCGAAGGTACATCTTGGATCTTTCTGAGCATGGACCCCCATACAGTAAAACATCCATGAGTCGATCACATGCTGCCAGATAGGGCACTGTGCCTCGTCAATCCAGACCTCTAATATTTTGAGACAATCATCAAAGCTGGAGATTGGTGATTTGGTTCGTATCTCAATACTTGACTGAACTCTCAAAGTGTGTGAGAAGATCTCTGGACCTATGTCATCAATAGATGGATAACAGAATTGAGATGGAGGCGGAGCAGAGGGGTCTTTTTTCTCCTCCTCCCGAGCCACACGAGAAGGTCGCTTGAGCAAACGAAGCATCTTTTTTTCACGTGATGGCTCGTTGAGGTTTACAGTTCAGGCCATTTGCAAGTCATCAGGATACGTCTCAGCAAGTGACCCTGACGCAGTATTTCCTTCAGTGCCTCTTTGTTATTCTCTGTAGTGGCTATGATCTGATCGACATCGACATTGTCAAATGCTGGGTTTGAGCGCTTGACAAGTAGACTTCCTGATTTGTTCTTCTTGAATATTATACCGCTTTCAAATACTTCCTTGAATCTTGTGCGCCTTGGATCAGAGGTGTTGGGTTTGATTTTTGGACATTTTGGAGCTTTGAGAGCCTCTGGCAGGGGAACAGATTTGGGACAGTCTTCGTCTTTGACGTGTGATGGGCCCGGATTAGAGGGTGGTTTCGGGTAACGGTCAGTGTAATACATAGTAATACTACACTTTCCAATCGTGCTGAGTTCAGGTTTAACACTCAGTCCAAGAGACGATATAATCTCTTCCGAGAGATTTATCATCAAATCATCCAGTTCTGTTTGACTCCGTATCAACTTGTAACGCACGCGATTGATCATCACGCTCTTACACTGGGCCCTTGCGGCAGCTTGCCTCTCTTTTTCCTTCTCAAACTCAGTTGACTCGGAGTCCCCCGCCAGATTGCGCTCAGGACTTCTCTCATGCTGGTTAGAGTGAGACATGTCACTCATGCCCAGCTCTGCATCTGCCTCTTCTTCACTATCAGATGTGTATGAGTCATGATCTCCCTGTTGTCTCGGCAGTTTCTCCCAGGTATCGCCTGATCTCTCCTGAGCTCTGTCTGACTCAGCTGTTTCGAAGGCTCCCTCGGCCTCTTCTTCATCTGCAGCGGTGTCAAGATTAGTTTGAACACAGTCCCATTTGAGGGCTTTGGACAGCTGTTGAATGCGCTGACGGTTGGAGTCCATGATGGCTCGTTGATTTTTTTCATGTGACGCATTTGAAAACACTTCAAATTTGGGACTTGACATACTTTCCAACTGTCCCATCTCTTGTGTCAGTGATCAAGTTGACACGTGCTCGCACCCAGCGTTCTATCTCTTCAGGAAGCTGGAATCCATACTCTGACAAGTACGAAAACCACTCTTCTGGATCTGTTCCTGTCGGTATGGGTCCATGTGGAAGCTCATCCACCTTTTCTTTCTCATCTGGTGGGGGCAACACGGTGTTGTATGCTAACTCAAAGGAAGGGCGCGTGCCCAGGACGTAGGCCGCAACTTTCGCATTCAGCATACTGTTCACCGTATCCACTTCTAACCCCATTTTGGCATTCTTCGATCGCTTGGACCCGAGCAATGTTCCAACTATATGGCAAAACAATGAGAAAGAGGGATTGGCTTGAGTCGAGTATGGTGAACGGTCACTCAGCCCTAACTCTCGCATGTAGGCCACGTAGGAGTCTCCCTTGTCTAACTCCTCTCCTTCTTTAGCCATCTGATCTAATTCATCTGCCATACGGTTGGAAAAGACCCACAACATAAATTGTTCGATAGAAACACCGATCATCCTGGTCACTTGATTGAGGGTAGTAAGAGCCGAGCAATCCTTGAAACGAGAAGGTAGAGTCCCGTATCTTACCATAGCCCTTGGAGATGTCTTGAATTTGTTGAAATACATGTCAATACAAGCAATTGCCATATTGTACTGAGGATGCAGTATTATGTTCTTCATCTGGGTCAGTGCACCGGGTTGGATTATGTGTGTGTTGGAACTGATGTTCTTGACATGTTCTATGGCCCTGCTGTACAGTTGATCTTTGTAGTCTGTGTGGGTGGCTCTGGAGAATCTATAAAGAAAGCAAATATAAAATGCAATCCAATTTTGATCATCCTCAGTAATAGTTTGATTCAGCTCGTTATTGGGCAAGTTGGTGTCTTTTTCCACTATTTTGACCAGATCCCATGGGGTCACGTCTACTTTGGGAGGGGCTATCTGCACTCCGAAAGATGTCCATTCCTGGAGGAGCTGATGCTTCTCGTCCAAGAATACCTTGTACAGCACCGCAGTGGCAGCCTCTGCTGTTAGGGTCCCTGTTTCCAATGCTCTAGCGGCGTACTGCAACAAATTTAATTTAGAGGTGTTCTTGTGACCGACGGTGAGGGTGGGTTTTTGATCTTTGTTCACTTCAAACCATTTTGAGGCATACTGAACAGGAGTGGATTCTTGCGGAAGCGTGAGCTTCACAGGCAAGCGAGAAGCCAGTCGAAAGACCGTGAGACGATTTTTCTCGGACATGACGACTTCTCGTTATTTCTTATGGGATGTCCAGGAGGAGACTCTGTACCCTGTTATACTTCTTAAGGGGCTTTTTTGTCTCTGG